AACTATAGAGAATCAGAAACTACAATTAGAAGTTTCTATTTTGAACAAAGAAATTGCCAGACTACATATACTTATGTCTGGGCCTAATAGTATTGGAGCAAAGAAATGACAACACCTGCAAAAATAAATTTTAAAGTTTATCAAGGCAGTACTTTTTCTGAGGTTCTAAGATGGGAAAGTCCTACAAAAGTATATAAAAATATCTCTGCGATTACTCAAGCAGCTCCAATGGTTATTACTACTACTACAGCACACGGACTACCACCTAACTGGAGAATGAAAGTAACAAATGTGCTCGGTATGACAGATATTAACTCTACCGATAACTATCAAATAGCTACAGATGTTACTTCAACAGCAATTACTATAAACTCAATAAACTCTTTAAGTTATAAGACTTATATAAGTGGTGGTGTAGTAGAATATAATCAACCTGTAGATCTAACAGGATACACTGGTAGGATGCAGATACGATCTGATATTGACAGTGGGACAGTTATTGCAGAACTAACTACTGCTAATGGTGGTGTCTTAATAGATAACACTNTAAAAACTATTACTTTAACCTTACCCGCATTAACTACAACAGGNTTTTTATTTACAACAGCAGTATACGATCTAGAACTAATATCNTCAGGTAANCAAGTAACTCAATTTTGCGGTGGTATTATAACACTGTTCAAAGAGGTAACTAGATGACCACTGAATTTATAGTAATTGAAACAGATAGTACCGAAACCGTATTAAATAATGATATTACTATAGTATTAGTAGACACTAATGTTTTACAAACTGTTATTGTACCAGTTACTGAAATAGTAGCTACACAACGAAAAGTTATTGAAACAGCTTCGTATATATCAGAATCAACAGTAGCCTTACAAACTACTGTACTATCTCCTGTAATTGCTTCAGGAGCACAAGGTCCACAAGGTCCACCAGGTAGAGATGGATCAGCAGTTGCTCAAGGATGGCAAGGTGCTACAGGATCTGAAGGTGCCCCAGGACCTCCAGGAGGGCCTATAGGTGCTACAGGAGCTAGTGGTTTACAAGGCGAAATAGGTGCTACAGGTGCTACAGGTGCAAGTGGTGTTACAGGATTTACAGGTGCTACAGGTGCAAGTGGTGTTACAGGATTTACAGGTGCTACAGGTGCAAGTGGTGTTACAGGATTTACAGGTGCCACAGGTAGTTCTGGTATACAAGGTATACAAGGTATACAAGGTTATGTAGGTGCCACAGGTAGTTCTGGTATACAAGGATTTACAGGTGCCACAGGTAGTTCTGGTATACAAGGTATACAAGGTATTCAAGGTTATATAGGTGCTACAGGTAGTTCTGGTATACAGGGCATACAAGGTGCCACAGGTGAAAAAGGTGATTCAGGTCTGGGCTTTTCAATAGCTAAGACTTATATTTCAGTAGCAGCTTTAATGGCCGATACTATACCCACAGGTATTTTAGTAGGTCAATTTGCTATAATTGATACTGGATCAGTAGAAGATCTTGAAACAAATAAATTATATATATGGACAGGTGTAGCTTATAACTATATAAGTGATCTGTCTGGTGCTCAAGGTATTAAAGGTCATACAGGTAGTACGGGTATACAAGGTATACAAGGTTATATAGGTGCTACAGGCAGTACAGGTATACAAGGTATACAAGGTACAACAGGTCCTCAAGGTACAACAGGTCCAATAGGTTATATTGGAGCCACAGGTAGTTCTGGTATACAGGGTATACAAGGAGCAACAGGCCCGCAAGGTATACAAGGTATACAAGGTGCAACAGGCTTGCAAGGTGCAACAGGCCCGCAAGGTGCAACAGGTTTTACTGGTGCAACAGGTTTTTCAAAGATTAGTGAAGCTACAGATGTTGATAAAGATCAACTAAGTGACGGCTCTTTATTAATTTATGATAATAATACGTCCAAGTGGACGACAAAGAAACTATTAGACTCACAATCGGTTGATTGTGGACTATTTTAAAAGGACATATAAATGGCTGCTATTTTAAAAATCAAGCGTGGTCTAACGAGTACTTCGATCCCCACGCTTGCAACAGGTGAACTTGGTTATTCAATGGGCGTTGGCACTAGTGCCAATGGTGGAGACAGGTTATACATAGGTACAGGAGTTGAAACCGCAGGAGCTGCAGCTAGTGTAGTTGCAATTGGTGGTAAATACTTTACTGAATTACTAAAACAAACTCCCGGTATACTCACAGCATCTGCTGCAATTATTGTAGATGCAAATAAAAAGATAGATGAATTATTAGTTGATAATTTATCTTTAAATGGTAATACTTTAAGCACTACAGATACTAACGGAGACTTATATTTAAATCCTAATGGTACAGGTAGAGTTTCAATAGCTAATGCTTTTAAACTACCACGTACAGATGGTACAGCAAATCAAGTTCTAAAAACAGATGGTGCTGGTAATGTAACTTGGGGCAGTGCTGCAGCAAGTGGCGTAACTTCTATTGATGCTAGTGGTGGTACTACAGGATTAACATTCTCTGGTGGGCCAATTACCTCAACCGGTACATTAACCTTAGCTGGTACTCTTGCAGTAGCCAATGGTGGTACTGGAGTAACTACTAAAACAGGTACAGGTTCAGTTGTTCTATCCGATAGCCCAACTTTAGTAACTCCTAATCTTGGTACTCCAACTACTCTAGTCCTTACTAGTGCAACAGGATTACCAGTTGCAACAGGTATCTCAGGATTAGGTGCTGGTGTTGCTACTGCTCTTGCTGCAGCAACTGGAGCCGCAGGTGGATTTATTACTGTTGGTAGTGCATTAGGTACTCCTTCAAGTATTACACTTACAAACGGTACAGGCCTTCCTGTTTCAACAGGTATTTCAGGATTAGGTACTGGAGTTTCTACTGCTCTTGGAATTAATACTGGTAGTGCAGGTGCTTTCCTTGTTGATGGCGGTGCATTAGGTACTCCTTCTTCGGGTACACTTACAAATGCAACAGGTCTTCCAGTTGCAACAGGTATTTCAGGATTAGGTGCAAATGTTGCCTCCTTCTTAGCAACTCCTTCAAGCTCTAACTTAGCTGCAGCACTTACCACAAAAACTGGTACAGGCTCGGTGGTATTTGGAACATCTCCAACTATTACTACTAGCATTGTTGCTGGTGGAGCAAGTTTTGACTTATTAAATACTGTAGCAACTACAGTTAACTTTGCTGGTGCAGCTACTGCCTTAAGTATTGGTGCTATCACTGGCACAACTACTGTTAATAATGATATTGTCTTAAAAGGCACTACAACAGTAGGTGGACACATCTTACCAGATGTTGATTCCGTAACTGATTTAGGTTCTAGTTCTAAACGTTTCCGTACTATATTCTTAAAAGGATCAACTATTGATCTAGGCGGAGCCACAATGTCTGGTTCTGCTGTTGGTGGCGTAACCATGACCAGCCTCAATGGCACCCCTATCGGTGACGTTGTTCAAAGCACTGGTAAATTTACAACTTTAGAGAGTACTGGTAATGTCATAGTTGGTGGTAACTTAACAGTTAACGGAACTCTTACCTCCATCAACACAACAGCAGTTGAAGTTACTGATAAGACACTTGAACTTGGTAAAACAGTTACTCCAACAGAAGTTACTGCTAACGGTTCCGGTATCTTTGTAACAGGCACTAGTGAACACAGTTTCTTATACAACAGTACTACCACAAGCTGGAATTCCTCAGAACACTTAAATATAGCAACAGGTAAAGTATACGCAATTAATGGTGTATCAGTACTTGAAGCAACTACCCTAGGTACATCAGTTACTGGTTCTAGTTTAACTAGTGTTGGTATACTAACAACAGGTACTTGGTCAGCAACTAATATTGCTATGAACAAAGGTGGTACAGGTTCTAGTTTAACAGCAGTTAATGGTGGTATTACTTACTCAACTGGTTCAGCACTAGCTATTAGCGCTGCAGGTACTTCAGGTCAGTTTTTCGTATCAGGTGGAGCAGGTGCCCCAACTTGGACAGATACTATTGATGGTGGAACATATTAATTAAAAAATATATACAGGTGATTTTTCACCTTTTAGATAACTTGCCTTTTTAGGATACTAAATGTCTAATATTGCTCTTAAAAAATCTTCANTAAGTGGCAGAGTGCCTCTTATTGGAGATCTAGCGTATGGNGAACTTGCGCTTAACTATGCAGATGGATTACTGTATTTTAAAAATTCTGTTAATCAAATAAAAGCTTTTAAGTCTAAAGGATTAGAAGTATCCAGTATTACTGGAACTACTCAAGGCACACCTTTTACAGAAGTAACAAGAT